CACCATTTTCGCTGTCATCTTCATACGGCGAAAACACAACGCGGTATTCCCAAGACATTTCGTCGGCTCCTTCGCTGTCATTCTCTGATATTTCAAGGACATAGTTCTGAATAAACGCTACTTCAACCATTATAATCTCCTTGGTTAGCGTCCAAACATAGAAATTAAACACATCAATTTAATGACGATTTGCCATGTCCAAGGCTTTATTTTGCACTTCATTAACCCGGCGCGTCCACCCTTTGCCAAAGGTGTCAAAAGTCGACAACCCTTCTAAAAACGCCTGCCGAGCGCGGCAAATACCGATGATTAGCTCGGCGGTATCACATTCTGATACAGCTCCCAAGGTTGCGGGGCCGATCGCGCCATCAGGAGCAACTCCAACAGCCTTTTGAAGTACCTTGGCGGCACGCCCAACACCAGAATTAACAGCCAAGTCGAAACAAGAATAATCAACACCTGCCGGTAGTAGGCCGCCACTGATAGCGTCCCAGTATTTCTTCTTGTAGAGCGGCGCGACATCTGATGGCCCCAAGGCTCGCATATCGGCTTCAGTTACCGGATGACCGACCCACTCTTCCCAGACCTTCTGCGTGACGCCAAGGTTGGTGCGTCCGCCAGGGTCCGCCGGATGGTTGACGTAGCCGCCTTCGCTTTTCAAAACAAGCGCAAGAGACTGATCAAAATTATCCTTCATGCTTATGCGCCGATCCAAAATAATAAGACAATACCAAAGTAAGCGCCGCGTCGAGCGTACCCAACACCCGCGCCACCAATTCACGCATTTCGTTAGGGATCGTGCTGTTCAGCAAATGCCACTGAATAAAGACCCACGCACAGATGACAACGACCGCCAGAATGCGCGGGGTCAGATCATGCGTCATCATCGCCATGTTGCGCGCGCTGTCGCGATCGCCCGCTGCGATGCGCTCAAGATCAATGTCGAGTGATTTCATTTGGATTTTGAAATCAGCGTCGATCTTCTTGAGGGCCGCGAGCTGATCGCCGGTCGGGTTGGCGAGCGCCGTGCGGATGTCGTCCTCGGTGGCGTCGTCATGGCCGAACAGCGCGCCCGAGAGCGCCTTGACCGCCATGCCTGCGACAGGGCCGCCGAGCGCGGTTGCGATCGTCGGAGCAACAGACCCGATCAACGGGCCAAAGGTCTTGAGAAGGTCCATTAGTGTGTCACCACCAGAATTAAGCCGACAACGCCGACTGCCAAAACTAAACCACCAACAAGCGACGCGACGAAGATCGCGTCCTTGCGTGCTTCTTCTGCCATCTCAGCCTCAATGCGCGCCTGTCGAGCGGCTTCCTTACGCATCTCGGTGACCTCTTTTTGAATCTGTTCCCATGCGCCAAGGCCGTGCTGAGACACGAACAGGTTCTTGGCCTGAAGTGCGAGGTCTTGCGCTTTCTTTTTGGCGGTAAAGCGTTTCACTGCCTCCGCTTCAAAGTCGGCGGGGGATTGAAATAAACCCTTCTTGTGCGGCAGCGAGACGAGCTGAACGACTTTAGCGACCTCGGACATTAACCCGCCGACGCGGTTCGCCGTGTTCATTACGTCCTCACCGGCGTCAACCGCTGACTTCAGACCGTTATAGAGAGCTGTCGCGCCTGCGAGGATGGTAAACGGGTCCACTATTTATCCGCCTTGGCGTCCAGTTTGTCGTAGATGCGTTGGAACATATCTTCGATGTGTTGCATTCTTTTGTCGAGATCGACCTTCTGCACATATTCTTTCGGCAAGTCGACTTCCAATTGATGCAAATCACGCCGCAGTTCTTGCGACGCGTCCCAGAGCTGACGCCCGAACCATCCGCCTGCCGCGAGAGCCACTGCGGCGGCCCAGTTCATAATTGTCTGCGTATCCATCATTGGCCTGCCAGCGCGTTTTGGTTTTCAGGAGCAAGAGCATTACCCGTTACTGCACCGGCCATAGCGCCTCCGGTCGCGGAAATACCGCGCATCAATTGCGTCTTAAGCCAATTCAGTTTCATGGTTTCAGGTTGCCGTATCTTATTTAATTGCGCGCGGAGGCCATCAAGGTAGGCTTTGTCGGCGAGTCCTGTAGACAACAACGGTTCTGCGATTTCATTAAGCGCGTCGATCGCTTTGAACGATGATGGCTCGCGCTCGGCGATATTTGCCAAATGTTGTTCCAACGACCGCGATAACAGACCTCGACCTTCGGTCGACAACTTAAGGGCATTGGCAACGTTTTCCCACTCAGTCTTATCGGTGCTGTTTAACAGCGCGTTGACTCGCTTTTCAGGAAATTTACTGCCCAAAATGCTTTCGGACGTTTTGCGTCCTTGTTCCGCAATTTTATTCGCTTCGCTTAAGCCCGTTTTGAACGTCTGTTCTGAGACGCTTTCTTGAGCTTTAGCGCCTGCGACCATGCCTTTAGTTTGGCCTTCAACCGCGCGGAGTTGGTCAACGTAATCGACCGACTTTTGAAGGACATTTTTAAGCTCTGGCGAAGACAAAAAATCACTATTACTGCGCAACCACTGTTCAGCGGCATCCGCAGATTTATCCTTCAAATTACGCGCGACGTAATCACTGGCGGTCTGTTCAACCAATGCAGGGTCTTTGGTAATTGCGGACAGTTGCGCGACGCCGTCGCGGCTTTTAAAGAACGCCGCAGGGACGTCCTTGGTGTCCTTAGTAAACATGTCCGGCGCGAGCTTTTCGGTCTTGAGCACCTTCGCGCCAGGGCCGCCTTTAAACCGCTCGAGCAAGCCTGACGCCAACTCGTAGCCACCCTGCAACTCGTCTTGCGCTTGGCCTGCGTATTTGCTTTGCAGATCGCTTAAGTAGCCGTACCACTCTTTGGCGCGCGCCTGACCGATTGCTTTAAAACCTTCTTCACCCTGACCGAACGCGGCGTCGCCGAGCTTGCGGCGAACGGTGTCGATCGCGTTGAAAGATGGTTCGAATACGCGGATAAATTTATCGCCAACTTTTTTAATGTTAGCCCCATTGGCCGCTTGTTGAGCTGCCTGCGCGGGCGATACTTCCATCTCGCGAGGCGACATAGCGGCTTTAATTTCGTTGTAGGCCGACAGCGTGCTTTTTTCAGTTTCCGGCGCGGTTCCAACTTTGGATGGAATTTTGCCTTCCAAAAGCACCGCGTCAAGTTTGTTGCGGAGTTGCTTGTAGTACGGCAAACCTGAAATATAATCGTTGTTGTTTTCGCGCGCCGATACTGCGGCATCGCGCTCGGCTTTCAAATCCTTGTAATTTTGATCGCGTGCCAATTTTTCTTCGCTAAACTGATCAGAGATCGCTTTGCGTTGACGCGCGCCAATGTCGGTCAGTTCAGTGTCAGCGTTGCCGATGTCATGCACGCGGCTTTGCGCGCCGGCGGTGAGCCGATCGGCTTCGGTTGGCACCTTGCCCGTGCTTGTCAGTGTATCAAGATGTTCTTGCTCGGCTTGCACGCGTCGGGCTGCGGCGGTTTTACCGGCTTCGCTAACAATACGCCCTGCGCCTTTTTCAAGCTCGGCGTATAGCGACGCGGCAGCGTCTGGACCTTCGCCGCGCAATTTGGCAACTTGATCGGCTATAATTTTGGTTTCAGCACTTGACAATGCGTTAATATCAAGTCCTTTTTCTTTAAGAACTGATGTTAATGCTTGGCCTACATTGCCAACGCGTGACAAGACTTTAGCCGCGCCTGTAACCAAATCCCCTAAAGGTTGCGCCGCAAATTCAACGCCCATGCCTGCAAGTTTAGCCACTGATGGGCGCACGCCGGCAATTTCAAGCTCTTGTTTGGTTGTTTCGCCGCCGGCGCCGCCTAATGCACCATAAATTGACGGCATCACGCGGCCTGCAACTGTAGACATAAATGGCGCGCCGGCTTGCAAAGCGTAACCCGCGGCTTTGACTGGCGGATACGGAACGGCAGACATTACCTTGCCAAGACCCATTGTGATCTCGGGCGTAGCAAAGCCTGCTACCGCGCCGCCAAGCGCCGCGCTGCCGATTGCGTATGGGTCTTTCTGCGTGCGTTGGCCTGGCATGCCTTCACTAACTGCGGCAGGCGGCGCCGCAGTTGTCCCGCCAAATTGTTTAGCGAGTGCTTCATAATCAACATTAGGTACGGTTGTTGACCCACCAAACTGTTTGGCGAGTGCCTCATAGTCTATTGGTGTGTCTCTACCTTCAGCCATTATGGAATGCCCGCCGCTTTTTTAAATTGCGCTGCTGCTTCTGGAGTTGGAAATGTATGCACTTTTCCATCCGGCGTCGTAACCGAAATGTCGCCGCGTTTAGCCGGCAAATCAATTTGCGGCTTGTAGGGGAATTTAACACCTCGGGATTCCGCTTCACTAACGTCTTTATTGTAGACGTCCACTTTGGAACGCAACGAATCACCCAAAATGTCCAAAATTTTAGGCAGCGCGTTGGGATCGGTGTCGAGCTGACCGATAGCTTCTTGCAGAGCTTCCTGTTGGCGACCTGTTGGCTGCGCGTCCATTTTCTTGAGGTTGTCCATAACGCCCATGAACAAGCGCGAGCGCAGTTCCTCGGCGTTTTTGACGCCTTCTGCGTTGATATTTGTGCCAAGCCGGTTGTTGAAAAATTTAGTTGCCTCCAACAGACCTTGACCACCCGTGCCTAAGAATGCTTTTGCGCTTGGGATAAGCTCTTTAGCTTTTTCGATGTTAGCCAATGTCCCCGGCGCGGATTGCAATGCCTCGCGAGTTTTAGCCACATTGGTCATATAATCTTTTTGCGCTTGCTCACTTGCGGGCAAATTAGTGTTGATGTTCGTAACTGGCGATTTATTGAACGGCATAACCGTTTGACCGCCAAGTTGAACGGGCTGAACGTCTGAAGGGTTTTTCTTGTTGACCGCAATCAATCCTTGCGCCGTTTCTTGCAGCGTGTAGTCAGGATTTTGCTGTTCCCATTGCGTTTTTTGATTCGCCGACACTTCCGCAGGAGTAAGTGTTTTATCAAATTCTGAAACAGCTTGATTATACGTCGGGCTTCGTGGATTTGTATCCACCATAAGTTTTGTCCCGCCAACATCCATTTCAGTTAACTTAGGTTGCACCGCCGCTGTCTCGCGTTCATGCGCCTGCACCAACTGCTCAGGGGTCAAGTTAAGCGAATGCATTCTCCAAGCATTTGGGTCTTGTTTGAAAGCGTCGGCGCTGCGTTGCGCAGCGTCATCCGGCGTTCCATACAAAGACGCAAATTCGGGAAACTCTTTAACCAACATGCGCGAATACGCGGCAGCTTCTTCAGGCGAGTTGACCATGCCTGCAAAACGCTGAACTGTAGACAAACGCTCGCCAACATTCTTAAGGTCTTGGCCTTTGGTTTCTGAACCTAACTTAGTTGTTTCGGCGCTAGATTTTTCGTTAGCCAACAATTTATTTTGATATTCCGCAATATCTTTTGCCTGCGAAACATATCCACGCTTAATCAATTCATTTCGTGTGGTTGCATAAGGATCGCTGCTTACGCCGGTGTCGCTGTAAGACATACCGCGAGCGCCCACCGCCGCAGGGCTGACACCGGCAGTAGTTGAATATATGTCTGCAATTTCTGCGGCTTTAGCTCTACCCGCTGCCGCAGCCGCAGCCGCCGCTTTGCGTTGCTCTAGCTGATATGCTCGATCTTCAAGCCACGCTTGTGTCTTGAGTTGGTTCTCGGCTTCAGCCTGCTGTTGCGCGCGGAAGCGCAACGCGTTGGCTATATTGGCCGACTGATCGTAAGGTTGCGGAACGGTGATGTTATAGTCGACCATGATGACCTCTTAATACGGTCTTACTGGGGGCTGG